ATGATCCAGAACAACCGATACTGCAAAGCGAAGCAGGCGGCGGTGAACGCGGACGCAACGCGGAAGCGCCAGCGCTGCAATCAGCGAGATCCGCCCCGGTACGTCAGCAGCTACACATACCACATAGTCATGCTACCCTTACTAAGGGTACATTTTTTTACCTGTTTTTAAGGAGGAAACATCATGGATAAGTTAAAAGCGCTCCTGCAGAAGCTCGGAATCGAGCTTACCGCAGACCAGACCAAGCAGATCGGCGAGGTGATCGAAAAGGAATTCGTCCCCGCTGCCGATGTCGCAGCCAATAAGACAAAGCTTGATGAGCTTACCAAGCAGCTTGCCGCCCGCGACAAGGATCTCGCAAAGCTCAAGGCGGATAACAAGTCCGAGGAGCTACAGAAACAGCTCGACGAGCTGAATGCAAAGTACAAGCAGGACACTGACGATCTCAACGCGAAGCTGTCCGCGCAGCAGGCGGATTTCGCCGCAGAAAAGCTGTTCGGCGGCTACAAGTTCGCAAGCGACCGCGTCCGCAAGTCCGTTCTGGACGAATTCAAGGGCAAGGGCTTCAAGCTGGAGAACGGCGAGTTCGTCGGCGGCAAGGAGTACCTCGAGGGTCTGAAGCAGTCCGAGCCGTCCGTGTTCGCAGCGGAGCAGAAGCCCGGGCTGTTCATGGGCAGTACGCAGAGCAACGTCAGCGCCAGCGCAAACAACCTTGAGGAACAGATTTTCGCCGGAATCGGCGTAAAGAAGTAAAGGAGGACACCATAATGGCAATCAATACGATAGAAGCGGCAAAGATATTCCAGACCGCACTCGACCTGCAGATGATGCAGGGAGCTACTTCCGGCTGGATGGAGGACAACGCCGGACAGACCAAGTATTCCGGCGGTAATGAAGTCAAGATCCCGAAGATGTCGCTCAGCTGTCTTGGCAAGTACGACCGCGACAGCGGCTACGTTCAGGGCGCTATCACCTATTCCTACGAGACCAAGACCCTGACACAGGACAGAGGCAGAAAGTTCCTGCTCGACAAGATGGACGTTGACGAGACAAACTTCGTTGCAAGCGCTTCCGCTGTAATGAGCGAGTTCCAGCGCACAAAGGTAATTCCGGAAGTGGACGCTTACCGCTACAGCAGGATCTACGCTCTGGCAAAGGATAACTACGGCAGGACTTACACCCCGGCGGCAAGCACCATCCTGTCCACGCTTTCCGCTGATATAACAGCGGCGCAGGACGCCACCGGAGCTGACGACCTTGTGATCATCATGCCTATCACTGTTTCGGATATGCTGAACAACAGCGAAAAGATAACCAGGTATATCAACGCCGGAGATTTCAAGCAGGGCAGCCTTGACCTTAAGGTGAGGTACTTCAACGGCATTCCTATCATTCCGGTTCCCTCTGCGAGAATGAAAACCGCCTACACCTTCAACGACGGCACGACCGGCGGTCAGGAAGCCGGAGGTTTCACTCCTGCGGCAAAGGCGACCCAGATAAACTGGATAATCTGCCCGAAGTCCGCGCCGATAGCCGTTTCTAAGACGGACAACTTCAAGATCATCGACCCGGACGCTAACCAGTCCGCTGACGCGTGGCTCATCGCTTACCGCAAGTTCCACGACCTCTGGATAAAGGACAACATGCTGCCCTCTATCCGCGTGTGCGCGGTACCTGAAACATGAGTTACGCCGACTATGCCTACTACACCGATACTTACGGCGGCAAAGCGGTGAGCGCGGAGGATTTCCTCCGGCTTGCCGCCGAGGCTTCCGCGTACCTCGACCGTGTGACCTTCGGCAGAGCTGAGGAGCATTCCGAGGACGACCGGCTCAAGATCTGCTGCTGTGCGCTCTGCGATGTTCTCGCAGCTACAGCGGACACCGGCGGTATGGTCAAGCAGTCCGAAAGCGTGGGGAGCTGGTCGTATTCGCTTGCGAGCGGCTCAGCGGCAACAGTCGAGGAGCTGATGTACAAGCGGTGTCTGACTTGGCTTCCTGCGGAGTGGATGTACAGAGGGGTGGCTAGGGAATGAGGTTCACAGAAACAGTCACAATCTACAATAAGATCCCGCAGCAGGGGCGCGAACCGGAGAAGTTCCGCCGCACGGTAGTCCACGGAGTATTCTGGGACTACACGACCGGAGCCGCGTTCGGCAAGCTCGGAAAGGACGACAGCGACAGCATTACGGTCATGATTCCGGACTTGCCCGCGCTTGTGTCGGCTGCGGAATGGTTCCGGAGCGGCTGCCCCGAAGATAAGTTCACGCTTTCCCCTGGCGACATAATCGCCCGGGGCGAATGTGGCGATATCTCAAGCGCAGCGGAACTCGAACGGCAGCACACCGAAAAATTGATAATCACAGCGGTTCGTGACTGCCGGTTCGGTTCCGCAAGTTTGAGACATTGGGAAGCTTCCGGAAAGTAGGTGATTCGATGAAAATTACTACCGAACGAGGGGTATTGTTCACTACTGCCAGTGGCAAGTCTATTCTTCGCTGGAACGGCGGTAAGCCACCCACCGAGGAGGGTTTTAACCAACTCCAGATTTTCATTGACAACACAGTCGTCCGGCATATGGATCCATACGTCACTATGCGTACCGGAATGCTGAAGAAATCCGTTATCCTCGGTTCCCGCATGGGCAGCGGCGAGCTGGTGTTTATCGCGCCGTATGCTCATAAGCAGTACTACCGCAACGGAAAGCTCAAGGGAAAGCGCGGTTCGCGGTGGTTCCACCGTATGTGGGCGGCGCTTAAGGACACCATCGTCCGTGAAGTCAAAAATTACGCAAGGAGGCTGATGCCGTGAAATCAGTTATGGACAGCGTTTGCGAATACCTTTCCGGGTGTCCGCTGCTCGACCCGAAACTTCCGGTCTACCTTGATTATGTGGACGATAACGACTGCTACTGTGTGGCTACGGTTCCGAATGCTCCTTTCCGCAAGGATATTCTCGGCAACCGTATATACACGGTGACGTTCCAGTTCGCATATCGCACGGCTATCGGCAGCGATGTGGAACGCGGAAAGAATGTTGAATTTCTGGAGCAGTTCTGCCGCTGGATAGATGAGCAGAATGACCGGCGCAGCTTCCCCGCTCTGGCGAAGAATCAGACCGGACAGAGCCTCAAGGTAATAGAGACCGGCTGTCTTGACGAGACCGCCGAGGACAGGGTAACAGGCGTTTATTTAACGCAGTTACAGTTTATTTATAAGGAGAGATGTTAACATGGCAATCACAGGAACAGGCGCAGTAGAGCGCGAACAGAGCATACTTTTTATCCAGATCAACGGGATATGGTATCCCATCGGCGAGGACAACGAGAGTATGGAGCGTACCCGCAACAATACGGTCACACAGACCAAGAACGTTCTCGGAAAGACCAAGACTAAGGTTGTAAAAGGCAATCAGGTGACATCAGTTTCACCGTTCCTCGTTGCAAGGGATTCCGCGCTCGGCAAGGAACTGTATGAGATAGACCGCCTGAACAAGCAGCTTGACGAGGTCAAGTACCGCTTTATGGAGGTCTCTATTTTTGATAAAAAGGGCGATGAAAAGTTCGCGGCATGGACGCAGGAAGCGAAGATCGACCTCAAGAGCTGGGGCGGTTCTGCTGCCGATGGTCTGACAGCTCCGTTCGACATCGTCTGGGAGGGCGACCGCACATACGGTATATATGACCGCGCGGCGAACACATTCACCAGTGACGGCGGTATCGAGGAGCTGACGGTCGTTTCTACCGCAGGCGGCTCTGCGACCAGTACGGTGCTGCTGGTGTCCCCGCAGCTCAGCACCGGTAATCATTATGTGTACAAGGGCGGCGCGTCCGCTCAGACCGTCGCCGAGGGGCAGGACGTTACAAGCTGGTCTACGCTTTCCCCCGGTACCGCGATAACCCTGACCGGGTCGCCGGCGACAATCACGGTAGTCGAGGCTGACGCGGCAGGCAAGGCTGTTAAGGCTGGCAGCGTTACGGCAGTGTACGGGTCGTAAAGTGACATTTTCTGCTTGACTTTATCCTCCGGGTGTGATATAATGTAGAAAAATCACATCTGGAGGGTTAATGTCATGTTTACCATTTTATCAGTTGCAGCAACATCAGCAAACTCCAATCACAATAATTCGAACTCCTTGTGGGTTATCCTTATGGTTGTTGCAGTGATAGTAATCGCTGCTGTTATTCTTTGTTTCAAAAATATCAAGTCTAAACAGGGACAGATAGAAGATGAAAAATTCTATCTCCGCGAAATACGCAACTATGTGAGAATCATTGCAATAATCATCATCGCATGGGTGATAATATCAATAATCTCTTGGATACTTGCGCTTATGTAATCATAATTTAAACACTCCACTTAATTGCTGGGGTGTTTATTTTATCATTTTCAGGAGGAACTTTTATGAACACAATGAAATACACCGTGACCCCCGAATCCCCGGTTGATATCGAAATATCCGCCAACGGCGAAACACATAATATCAGCTTTTACCCGACAGACCTTGCTGTTCGTGAACGGTTCTACCAGACCTACGAAAACCTGAAGAACTACAAGCCTAAAGAATTTAAGGTCGTTGTCGATAAGAACGGCGTTTCGAACGCCGAACTGGAGAACGCAAAGGAGCTGCGCCGCTTTGCCGAGTTCCTCGGCGAGCAGGTAGATGGAATCTACGGCGAGGGAACAGCGAAGATCCTCACAGGCGGGCGCTGCGAGCCTTCGGAGCTTATCCGTTTCATCTGCGAAACTGCAAAGTACTTCACCCAGACCTCCGACCAGCTTATCAGGCACTACACCGAAGCGGTTCAGGGCGGTGTGATGAAGTGAATTACCTGCTTGAACAAATGCCGCAGGCTGTCCTGATCGACGGCGAAGCGGTACCTATAAGTACAGATTTCCGGGTATGCCTGCGAATAATTCAGGCACTGGAGGACGAGCGGCTCATGGAACATGAAAAGCTGACTGTGCTTATTACGCTCCTCTATCCGGATCCGCCGAAAAATACAGCCCTTGCAATTGAGCAGGGGCTGAAATTTTTAAATCTCGGCGAATCTGTTGACGGCGGCAAGGCTCGTCAGCAGATAGTGTACAACCTTAATAAAGATTCAGCGTACATTTACACGGCGTTTAAAAGCACTTTCAACATAGATTTAAACACCGTTGAAAATCTTCATTACTGGAAGTTCCGCAGTCTTTTTGCCGACCTCGGCAGGGACTGCTTTTTTAATACACTCATAAGTCTGCGTTCACGGCAGCGTTCCGGGAAACTTTCGGACAGCGAAAAGGAATTCGTCCGGAAGAACCCGGAGATTATGTCCCTGACTGAGCATAAGCACAGCAGCGCCGTGCAGGACTTTATCTCGAAGATAGGAAGGAGAGGATAGCATGTCACAGGCTGACGGATATGTCCGTATCGTCACGCAGAACGATGTTTCTGAAGCGCAGCGCTCCACCGAGCAGCTCGGGGACACGATACATGATGCACTGGACACGACACCTGCGAACAACATGACGCAGGCTGTAAATGCCGTACGGAATGCAACTGAACAGCTTGGCGGTTCGGTTCAGAACTCCATGGATACCGCTCCGGCTGACAACATGACCGGCGCGATTGGCGGTCTTGAGAACGGTATTTCCAACACAGGCGAGGCTGCGCTCAAGACCGGTGACATCATCAAGGCTAATCTGGTTTCGGAAGCGGTTACGCAGGGTATTCAGAAATTGGGAGATGTCCTGAAAAGTTCTGCTTCCCGAACAATTGAGATCGCAGATGGTCTGGACAGCTCGGTAAATAAAATCGCCGCTGCAACAAATGCCAGCGCAGAGGAAGTGAATAAGCTGCGTTCTATTGTTGAACAGATCTACGGCGATAATTTCGGCGAGGGGTTCGAGGATATCGCAGACAGCATATCAAAAATCAAGCAGAATCTCGGCGAACTTGACGACAAGGAGCTTGTAAAGGTCACTGAAAGCGCCTATGCTCTCAAGGACGTGTTTGATTATGACATCGCCGAGAGTTCCCGCGCGGTCAAGGCAATGATGGAGAATTTCGGTGTATCTGCTTCCGAAGCCTATGATTATATTGCCCGCGGCGCTCAGAACGGTCTTGATTATTCCGGCGAACTGCTGGATAATATTTCGGAATATTCCGTCCAGTTCAAGAAGATGGGACTTTCCGCAAGCGATATGTTCACTATCTTTTCCAACGGTGCCGAGAACGGCGCATGGAATCTGGATAAGATAGGCGATTCCGTGAAAGAGCTTGCTATCCGCGTTATCGACGGCTCGGACACCAGCAAACAGGGCTTTGAAGCGCTTGGCTTCGAGGCTGACAGCATGGCGGAAAAATTCGCCGCAGGCGGAGTCTCCGCAAGGGTAGCTTTTCAGGAGGTCATAGCCGCCCTCGCCGAGATGAACGATCCCATCGCGCAGAACACAGCCGGCATAAACCTCATGGGCACCATGTGGGAGGACATGGGCGCGGAAGCAGTTCTGGCGCTGGGAGATATCTCTGACAGCGCATTTGACTGTGCCGGCGCGATGGACGCGATAAAGGACGTAAATTATAACAGCTTATCCAACTCGCTCGAAAATGTTCAGAGACAAATTGACCTGCTTATCCAACCCATCGGCGAAAGCCTGATACCGGTGCTGGACGAAGCCGCAGATTCGGTAGCAGAGATAGCACAAAAAGGCGACCTCAAGGAGATAGCGGTCAATGTCGGCAGCTTTATTTCCGGCACGCTGACCCTGCTGCTCAAGAACATTAACCTCATAGCTGCGGCAATTGCTGGAGTAACTGCCGCGGTCATTGCTTTCAAGACCGCAAATATGCTGACAAAGGTGATAACCAGTTGGCAGACTGCCGCTCTTCAGGTGAAGCTGCTCGGCACTGCGCAGAATTTTGCCGCCGTGAAAACCGCTGCCATGAACGGTGAGCTTACCGCACAGGAGATCATATACGGTGTTTTGAGTGGAAAGCTGGATATTGCAACTGCAAAAACAATAGCCCTCAACACTGCTATGAGCATGAACCCCGCAGGAATTATTGCCGTTGCGGTAGGTTTGCTTGCAACTGCCCTCACAGGGTTCGCAATCAACGCCGGAACAGCGGAATCCGCAGCCAAAGAGCTGAATGACGCTATTGACCAGATGCATGATTCTGTTGAAAGCTCTATCGCCGACAACGAAGCCGAAATGTCAGTGCTGAAGGATAAGGTCAAGAGATACGACGAACTCCGCACTGCCGTAAGTCTGACTTCCGACGAGCAGAAGGAACTCTCAACTCTGGCACAGGAGCTTCAGAGCGTTCTCGGCGATGAGGTTACGGTCGTAGACCAGCTCACAGGAAAGTACAATGATCTGACAGACGCGGTCGATACCTATGTTCAGAAAAAAACTGCTTCCGTGAAGCTGTCAGCATATGAGCAAGCGGCAACTGAAGCATATAATATTAAGCGTAATGCGGAGAATAAGCTAAAAGAACTTAATGAAAAATACGGCGGACTAAACTCCGATGACTACTTCGCCAAAATCAAAGCGACAGCTACTGTATTTTCTGATTACGGGAACACTTTGGCGGCAGGACAACAGTTTGAGGCGGACGTTAAAGCTGCACAAAAAGCAATAGAGGACGCAGACAAAACAATAGCAGAATGGCAGGCATTAGCTTCTGAATCCTACAAGGACGGCATCACCGCATCGGGCACGCTTCTTTCTAATACTACCAGCAAGCTCAAGTTAGGCTCTGCGACTATTGCTGCAGAGGAGCAGAAAAAAGGACTTAAGGCACAGCGGGAATTTCTAAATAAACGCTACGGCGACGGTGCCGCCGATGTCGATTGGAACGATTTTGATTCCGTCAGAGCGTTTTATAAATATCGGCTTGACATGGATTACGACACAGAAGCTGATTATTACGCCAAGCTTACGGAGCTTCGGGACAAGTTTCTTGAACCTAATTCGGAGAAATGGCGGTCTGTCAATGTTGAGATAAAAAACTACTACGACAACTTATCTGCTGAACAGAAAAAAGCCTTTGACGAACAGCTCGCCGCGCAAAATAAAGCAGATGAAGAAGCCAAAAAAGCCGCAGAACAGGCAGCAGCCGACGCCATTGCCGCCCGGAAAGCCGCATACTCCGAAGAAAAATCTCAGCTTGAATTCAAGCTCAAAACCAACCAGATCACGGAGAAAAAATACTATTCCGAGCTTGCTAAGCTCCGGGATAAGTACCTCGACAAAAACTCCGCTGAATGGCGCAGCGCATTCCTTGAGGCCTACGAATACAATCAGAAGATAATCCAGGCGAACAAAGACGCTCTGGAGCAGATCCTGAACGATACCAGCGATACTACCCTGTCCGCTCTGGAGAAGATAGTTTCCGCCCGGGACAGCCTGACGGCTAAGCTTACAGACTTCAACAAGACGTTCGAAAAGGTCACCGAGACAATTCCGGAGACGATAGCGGTCAAGGGTGATTTCACCATCACGACCGCCGAGCATGATGTCGAGACCTACAAAATGGGCGCTGACAGCATTGAGGATAACATCAAGGTTCTTGAGGAATACGGCGCAATGCTGGACGCTCTCAAGGCGCGCGGCGCTGATGAAAGCACGCTCAGCTCCATACTGAACATGGATATTGAGGAAGGCATGGAGTTCGGGTCTAAGCTGCTCAATATGTCGGATCAGGCATGGAACAGCTATTTCGACAGCCTTGAGCGGCTCCACAAGACAGCCGCAGAAATATCCGCGAAATACTATCAGGACGAGGTCAACAGCCTCAAGGAGAACTTTGTGGACAAGCTCCGCAGCGCGTTTGACGGCATGACCAGCGACATGTATCAGGTCGGATTCGACACCGCAAAAGCGTTCGTCGAGGGCTGGAACAAGCAGCTCGGAACCGAGGATCTAACCCTCGGCGATATCGCTGCCGCGGTGAGCGGCGGAACGCTGTCCACTGCTCCTGTCGCCGCCCAGAGCATGAGCGCAGCCGGAACTGTGCTGAGCGGCGCGACAAAGCTGATGTCCCAGATCGTAAACGTCCCGGTTTATATCGGTACGCAGAAGCTTGCGGACGTCATGGTAGATGTCACGAATGGCAAGATAATTCAAACCGGCAAAAATGTGCTTATGACTTGAGAGGTGATGTTTTATGATGTGGTGGAACGGAGAACCGCTGCCGACACCATCCCCGGGGATATCCTTTGAGGAGCGTATCGTTGAGGGAACCAACAGCGGACAGACCCTCGGCGGTTCCTACTCCAAGAAGATAATCGCCCGGAAAGAGGACGTCCGTGTAACGTGGGAGGGGCTGACCGCCGAGGAAAGCGCCGCAATCGGCAAAATCGACGCCAGCACTTACGGAAAGCTGACGTACTACAGCCCGTCGAAAGGCAAATTTCTGACGAAAACAATGCATGTCGAAAGCCATACGCAGGACATCAACGAAGCGGATATCCAGCTTGGGAAGTTCCAGGGAGATATCAGCGTAACTGTGCAGTTCCGCGAAAAGTAAGGAGGCTTAAAGGTGTTTTTAATTACCTTTTCAAAAGCCGGTCAGGATGATATCGTTCTGACCGAGGACGACCTGTTCGATTTTCAGTACGAAGCGAGCTGCTACTCCGGCGAGACCTTTGAACTTGGCGGCGTGAATGCGAAAACGCTGTACCTGCTCATTGATAACAATACGCAGCGTTTCTCCCGGGGCACATTCGCAAACTGCCGCGTAAAGCTTGAGATAGACGGGAAATTTTTCGGCTACTACAATACGGAGCTTCCGAAGCGCCGGAACGGCGTGATAGAGCTTACCGCATACGACGATATGGTGAAGCTGGACACCGAGTTCCCGACCGATTACACGTTTCCGCAGACGTTCTGGGCAGTGTATGCTCAGTGCGTATTTGAAGCCGGGCTTGCTTCCGAGGTATCATTTGATAACGTCGTACTGAACGGTGTGTGGGACAACGGTATTATTTCCGCGGATTACACTCAGTACATCTACGCAAATTCCTGCCGCAACCTTGTGGCGGGAATGGCGGAATGGAACGGCGGGTTTGCGTATATCAACGACGACAACAAGCTCCAGATCGACAAGTTTTCCAAGACAGTCACCCGGGAATACAGTTCCGGCGACCTTATGGAGCTTGATTACAGCGATGAAACTGTCGTATTCTCAAAGGTGAAAACTTCGCAGAAAAACAAGACTTATGAGATGGGAACCGACGCCGGGTACACGCTTGTGCTCAAAAATCAGTACATAAGCTACGGTCTGGACGATACCATGTTTGAAACGTATCTGACGAAGATTTCCGAGTATTACACCGTATTCGAGCTGACGCCGATGTCGTTCACGCTTGCAGAGCCTGACTTCGACCTGCATGTCGGCGACCGTATTCAGGTCTACGATGAGGAAGAGCAGGTTGCCATTACCGGCAATGTTTCCAAGATAGCGATATCCGGGAACTGCTCCATGACCGTCACCTGCGGCGGGTTTGAGAATGTGTCCAGTTCAAGCGGCTTTACGCCTACTTCCTATAGTCAGATTCAGCAGAGCAAGCAGGAGGCAAAAGGCGATGGCACTGCCGAAAAACTCCAGACAACAGGGTCAAAGTACTGGGCTGTCACAGACGATAGTGGAGTATCCTTCGGCGCTGATGATTCCGGCAAGATAGCCTTCCTGACTAAGCAGGGCACTGGGACAGGGTTTCGGCTGGGTGCGTATGGGAACACCGGCATAGAGTTTGAAGGCTCTGGGCACGGCGCAATAAAACTGTACGACAATTGTGGCGGCACATGTAGTTTGGTTGTAGACAATTGTGCGGAATATCCTATATTCATATGCACGTCAGACGATTCAGGACAGATCGACCACACTTCGCTTCAGGTTTACAATGGCGGCAAGCTCAAGGTATACCCTGACAGCCTGGCCATTCAGACAGAATCACGAACCACCCTGACGCTGAAAATCACCAGCGATGGGTGGAGCTTAGGCATGACGGGCAAAAAGCTTGAAGCAAAGTCAGACGGTTTGTATTTCAACGGCAAAAATGTACTTTTGGAGGGATAAATCATGACATCAAAAACAATCGTCTTCACCGGCGAGGAAATCAGGGCAGATTACAGCGGCGGGACGAACGCCTGGCTCAGGAACGACGGCACTGCAACGGTGTACGCGTCCACTGCTCCCGCCGTAACGCCCGGAGCTGACGGAGTAGTCAGCATTCCGGCGGGACAGGCTGCGGCGATTTACGGAGCCTGCGGAGCGGTGTATCTGCTTGGCACGGGTTCAGTGATGCTCGTCGGGAGCGATTACACAGCATGCCCTTTTAAGACGTCAGCACAGGGCGGCTCGGGTGCTGACGATGTAGCAAGAGCCGCCATTGAGGCTCTTGCGGCTGACGCGGATATCCACGTTACAGCCGATGAGAAGGCATACTGGAATACGCTGAGCGGCAAGAACGAGCTTGACAATCCGGATTTCCGGGTAAATCAGCGAGGACAGAACGAGTATTCCACCGGCTACACCGTGGACAGGTGGTATATCTCCACTGATAAGTGCAAAGCTGCTCCGGAAACCAACGGAATCCGCCTGACTGCTACAGCAACGCTGACTTCAAATACCCATGCGTTCTGGCAAAACATTGAATTCCCGCTGGCTCCCGGAAAGTACACGCTATCTCTCAAGGCAGCGGACGTCACCGGAGTATGGGCCGCGCGTATCCGCACTGTGACCGCAGCCGGGGA